GATTGTGGCACAGTTACCTCAATTAGCGATTGCATTACAAAAACACGTTATGCAGCATATTTCCTTAAAGGCAGATGAAAGTGTTCAAAACATAGAGGATCCAAACCAAAAGGAATTTCAAAAAGCATTGTTTATATCTCAGTATACAAAAGACATGAAAGAACTAGGCGCACAATTAGCAGGATCCGATCAACCTGATCCGTTGGTAGCATTAAAAGACAAAGAGATAAATATTAAACAACAAGATTTAGCAGCTAAACAACAACAAGGACAGCAAAAGATTGGTCTAGAAAAAATGAAAATAGGTAAAAAGGAGGAATCTGATAAAGCTAAAATAGAGTCTAACGAAGATATAGCAGAACTTCGTGCAAGAGTGGCTAGAGAAAAATTAAAACAAACAGCCAAAAGTAGTGGACCTACTCAAAAAAGTAGTGGACAAAAGAAGTAGTTTAGTGCAATATTAGAATATTAGGAGAAGGAAATCATGGTATTAGGAAAAATAAAAAGAGCTGTTAAGGAATACAGAAAACGTAGGAAAGATCCAGCTATTGTAAAGGTATTGGTAAAAGATAAAGGTTATCATGTTTCTGGCCTAAAAGACAGAGACCTTACTGATTTATTCAAAGGCAAAAGAATTAAAAACCCAAAGACATTTTTAAAGGAACGTAAAAAGGTAGTAGGAGAAATGACTAGGAAAACTATAAAAAAAGCTAAAGGCGGAAGAATAAAAGCAGGAGTCAAAGCCGCAGCGGAATTACAAAAGAAAATGGTTAAAGCAAGAGAAGAAACTTTAAGAAAAAGCCCAAAAGGTTCAACACTTAGAAAAATAACAAAAGGATTCGAAGAAGAAATGAAAGCACGTCAAGAATTAAAGAAACTCGGTAGAGGATTTCATAAAGGCGGAACTGTAAAAAGAAAACCAAACAAAGACAGATACGAAACAGGCGGAAGAGTAGGAACATTAGGAAGAGCTCGCGCAAGAAGGCAGGAGATAGAAGAAGCATTAAAGGAAGAGCAAAGGTTATGGGAGCTATCCCCAACACAGGCTCCAAAAAAGAAATCACGTGCTAGAACAGCAGGTGAAAAGGTAGGAAAAGGAGTTGGAAAAGTTAAAAAAACCATAAAAGAATTTAAAGAAGGATATCAAACTGGAAAAGGAACACCGAAAGGAAGACTAGGACCGACATCGATACAGGAAATGCTAAAGCATAGACCTAAAGTTAAACCACCTAAAGGTCTTCCTAGAAAACAACTAAAACCTAAAGTTAAACCACCTAAAGGTCGTCCCTATTTCCATAAAGCCCCTAAGCCATATTTAGAGGAACCTTTTAGAAAGCTAACTCCTGGAATGCCTAAAAAAGGACTAAAATATATGCAAGAAGGCGGAGAAGTTAAAGGGGATAGCGAGTATCAAGATTCGCAACTTTCCATGGATTATGCAAAGAGTATTCTTGATATTGCTAGAAAAAGAAAACCAAGCGGAGTGATAAATCAAGATGACATTAACGCAGCTAAAGAAGAATTTAATAGAAGAAAAGAATTAAGAAGAATGAGACAGGCAGACACAGCCCCAACACCGATGCCTAAAACTTCAAAAAGAACTTTGACAAAACCGATGCAAAAAAGTGAACCTAAATACACACCAGGTCCACGTTTCCTTGCTGATGACCCTTCAAGAGACCTACCTATGGCAGCAGGTCCTATAAGAAGACAGGAACAAGATAGATACACAATTGACGAAGGAATGGTAATCAAACCAACTGATGACTACGTCAGACGTAGACTAGGTATGAAAGAAGGCGGTTCTGTTTCTAGTAAACCAAAACAACGTGGATGGGGAAAAGCTATTAAAGGAACTAAATTTAAAGGAACATTTTAATGACAAGAATCCGTGGATTAAGAAGAGCTTTGTCAAGACAAGACGGCATAGAAAAAATGGATTCTATGAGACTAGAAGCATTTAAAAAACACGAAAGACGAAATTCAAAAACTACTTTTTTTATTAAAAAAAATCCTTTATCTGGTAAAAATAAATAATGTGGAGTTTAATATCACTTGCTCTTAAAACAGGAGCAGATGTGTATAAAGATAGAAGAAGATCTAAAGCATTAGAAGCTGCTGCAGAACGCAGATATTTTGAAAGAATGGCTTCTGGAGATATTGAATATAAAAAAGCAGTAATGGATAATCAGCAAGCAGGATGGAAAGATGAGCTTGTACTAATTATCATAGTTTTACCAATTGTAATTCTTGCTTGGAGTATTTTTTCAGAAGATCCACAAGCACAAGAAAAATTAGATTTATTTTTCCACTATTTTAATAATTTTCCAGATTTCTATAAATGGCTTGTAGTTGGTATATTTGGTGCTATTTATGGGTTAAAACCGGGAATAGATTTAATTAGGAGTAATAAAAAATAATGAAAAATTTTCTAAAATGTATATGGTGCAAGTGCCAAAAACACTGTGATTGTAATACTTGGTGCAAGGTAATAAATTTTAATGTAAAATTAAAATGGATAATACTTGCAATTATAGTTTGGCAGTTTATATAAAATAATTATGGACATTGTTGCATTTTGCAATAGATTATATAAAGTAATAGACGAGAAGGTTAATACTATACAAAATTGCATACTAGACGAAGGCGCAAGAGATTTCGTTCAGTATAAATTTTTACAAGGGCAACGAAAAGCGTTGCTTGAATTGAAACAGGAGATTAAAGACCTGCTTAAAAATTATGACCCAGAAGAATAAAATAATACCAGGACCAAATGTAGTTAAACCAGTAAAAGGTATAATCTTACCGCGTAACGTAGCAGAAAAATATATCAAAGAAAAAAAAGCAAAGCATTGGAGCCAAATAAAAGATGGCCCTGTTAAAAAAACTTTAACCGAAGCTGAATACCATGCTGATAAAAAATGGCGTGAACAAGAAGCAAAAACTCAAGAGATAAAAAAAGCATTAGAATATGAAAAAAACAAAAGCCTACCCGAAGGATTTGATGTAAGCAAACCTGCTTTAAGCAAAATGCCTGCACCAACTGGTTGGAGAATATTAGTATTACCTTTTCAACCAAAGAAAAAGAAAAAAAATATTCATCTCCCTGATGAATTTGTAGAACGCGAAAGATTAGCTACTGTATGTGCTTATGTATTAAAAGTTGGGCCAGATGCCTATAAAGATGAGGAAAAATTTCCTAATGGCCCATATTGTAAGGAAGGTGATTGGATTTTATTTGGTCGCTATGCGGGAGCTAGATTTAAGATTGAGGGTGGAGAGGTTAGAATATTAAATGACGATGAAATAATCGCGACGATAGGAAATCCAGAAGATATCCTACACGTCTAACATGGACAACAGAAGGAGGAGAAACCATGCCTAAAATTGAGAAAAAGGCTGAAGAAGCAAACAGTGAACCTATGATCCCTTTGGATGATAGTGGTCCTGCGGTTGATGTAGAATTACCTAAACCAAAAGCTTCTGAAGTTAAAGAGAAGGAGAAAGAGGTCGAAGTTAAAGAAGTTGAAGAAGTCAAAGAAAAAAAAGAAGAACCTGTAGTTGCTCCAACTGCAAATGCGAAAAAGGAGATAAAAAAGGACGAGCTAGATGATTATAGTGCAAATGTAAAGAAACGTATTGAAAAACTTACATTTAAATTAAGAGAAGCAGAACGAAGAGAAAAAGCAGCTACTGATTATGCTGAAAGTGTTAAGACTCGTTTTGATGATCTTGATAAAAACTATTTACAGCAAGCCTCAGATAGAGTAAAATCTGAAACAGAAAAGTCTAAGGAGCTTCTTAAAAAGGCTATTGAAGAAGGAGATGCTGATAAAATTGTTGACTTGAACCAGCAAATTGCTACTCTAGCCGTAGATGACGCGAGAGTAAAAGCTGCAGAAGAAAATGCAAAAGTAAATAAAAAGACTAAACCTGCAGAAACTACTGAAGAAGCAATTGCTTCGGATCAACCACCTCAACCAGATCCAAAAGCAGAAGCATGGGCTGCAAAGAACTCTTGGTTTGGTTCTAATGAAGCCATGACTTATACTGCCTTTGCGATACATAAGAAACTTGTTGAGCAAGAAGGATTTGATCCACATAGTGATACGTACTATGAAGAAGTAGACAAAAGAATTCGTGACGAGTTTCCTCATAAATTTGATGGGGAAAAAGCGGATACCGGACAACAGAAACCCGCCCAAGCTGTAGCGTCCGCGACTAGAAGTACAAAAACTGGGCGCAAAACCGTGAGACTCACACCGTCTCAGGTGGCAATCGCTAAAAAATTGGGTGTGCCGTTAGAAGAATATGCTAAATACGTGAAGGAGGATAACTAACATGAAAAGTAAAACTAAATCTAACAAAACCTCTCACGCAGCCACGATGCGTACTAAAACGACACGAAAAACTTCGTGGACTCCCCCAAGTCTCTTGGATGCACCTCCAGCCCCAAAAGGGTTTGTGCACCGTTGGATTAGAGCGGAGAATGCAGGTTTAGATGACAAGAAAAATCTTGCCTCTAAACTGAGAGAAGGATGGGAACTTGTCAAAGGTGATGAGTATCCAGACTTTGAGGCTCCGACAGTTGAAAATGGAAAACACGCAGGAGTTATTTCTGTAGGAGGATTGTTGTTGGCTAGGATGCCTGAAGAACTTGTGAAAAGCAGACAAACATACTTTAAGTCTAAAACTGAAGGTATGACTGAGTCTGTTGATAGCAATATGATGAAGGATAATGCCCATCCAACAATGCGTATACAAAAGCCAGAGAGACAAACACGTGTCACTTTTGGCGGCCCAAAACCAGACAAGGATTAAATAACTTCGAACTGGGTATTAAAAGCCGTTTGTATTTTTTATTAACCGTTAACGTAAGTTAACAATTTCTTAGGAGATATACTAAAAAATGGCAAACATTGATGCCCCTTTTGGTTTCGTTCCTGTCAGAATGCAAGGTGGAGCACCATTTTCTGGTGGTCAATCTGAATATACGATATCTAGCACCTATGGTACTAATATTTTTACCGGTGACCTAGCTATCCAAGCAGCAGATGGTGATATTGAAGTATCCGCTGCTACTAGCACTAACAACATTGGAGTTTTTAATGGTTGTTTTTATACTGACTCGAACGGTAAACCTCAATATGCTAAATATTGGCCAGCTAGTACAACCTCCACCGATGCTGTTGCTTTCATCATTGATGACCCAAATGTTATATTTGAGGCTCAAGAAGATGGTAGCGCTTTAGCACTTGCTGACAGAGGAACCAATACTGATCTTGTTGCAACTGCAGGTAGTACAACTACAGGTAGAAGCGGACATGAAATTGATTCCGATGAAACAGGTAGTGCTGCAACTGCGCAATTTCGTGTTGTTGCGGTCTCAAAAGACCCTAGCAATAATACTGTTGCATCAGCAAATTGTAACTGGTACGTAAAAATTCTTGAGCACCTTAATGGTCCTCAAAGTACTGCTGGTATATAATAGGAGGATAACTAATGGCAATATCACGTTCACAATTAACCAAAGAGCTAGAACCTGGCTTAAATGCTTTGTTCGGTTTGGAATATGGTCGTTATGACCAAGAACATGCAGAAATCTTTGACACAGAATCTTCAGATAGAGCATTTGAAGAAGAAGTAATGTTATCAGGATTTGGTAACGCAGAAGCTAAGCCTGAAGGTAGTGGCGTAAATTACGACACCGCTTCAGAATCTTGGACTGCTCGTTATAATCATGACACAATTGCTTTAGCTTTCGCAATTACTGAAGAAGCTGTTGAAGATAATTTGTATGATCGTCTTTCATCCCGTTATACAAAAGCATTAGCTAGATCTATGGCTCATGCTAAACAAGTTAAGAGCGCTAATGTTCTTAACAATGGCTTTGACTCATCTTACACAGGTGGAGATGGAAAAGAATTACTTGCAACTGATCACCCTACAAATGGTGGTGGTAATTTGCGTAATGAACTTTCTACAGCATCTGACCTTAATGAAACTTCGCTAGAACAAGCTTTAATTGATATAGCAGCTTTCATTGATGAAAGAGGATTAAAAGTCGCAGTTCAAGGTACAAAATTAATTATACCAAAAGAATTGCAATTCACAGCTGAGAGGCTTCTTGCTTCTCCGTTGAGAGTCGGTACAGCAGACAATGATGTTAATGCAGTAAAATCTATGGGAATGCTCCCAGCAGGTTATGTTGTAAATCATTATTTAACTGATACTGATGCTTGGTTTATTAAAACCGATGCTCCAAATGGATTAAAACATTTCGTAAGAGCTCCAATCAGAACCGCTATGGAAGGCGATTTTGATACTGGTAACATGAGATTTAAAGCTCGTGAAAGATACTCTTTCGGTTGGTCTGATCCAAGAGGAATCTTTGGTTCACCAGGCGCGTAATCTTTATAGTGAGAGGGCTTTATGTCCTCTCACTTAACTAGGGTTTATTAACATTATACCGACTGACCTAGCAGACAATCGTAGAAGCGACGGTATAAATTTAATCTACGGAGGATTAAAAAAATGGCGAAAACAACTTTTTCT